AAGAAAAGGACCTCTTCCGACATTTTGATCTCCTTTTGAGCTTGCGCTCCGTCCAGTGTGTCACTAGCTACCGATAATTTATCATCTTTAGCCAGAGACTGACTGGCTAGATCTACACGATTGGTGAAAGTTTTCTTGAAGGCTTCGTACTCTTCAGAAGAGTCAAAAGACTTCGCCAGAGAAAAAGTAGCTGCTTGATTGCAAGGAACGGATACTACCGAAACTTCAAACAACTCAGCGTCCTTTATCTTATATCCATCGGTTTCCGATAAGTAATCAGCGTCCTTGACCCGGAAACCAACAGAAAAGGCTCCAAGGACACCGTCTTTAACTAAATCGCACACGTGTTCGGGTGCAGATTTACTAATTTTTGCCTCCAGTTCTAGACCATTGGGAGTTACTTTTAACCCCGTAGCTCTACCTATTGGCTTATTGTAGTCATGATTAAAAAGAATAATTGGATTATTCTCAAAATTCTTTAAGCCACCCTTTGCCCATGCATCAGGAGAGATAGTATCTCCTGCACGATCAAAGTCATTCGTACTTGCCATTCCGCGAATCATCACACTTCCGTCTTCAACTTCATGTGACTTAAACGTGGAAGTAAGATTAAATATCTTATTCATCGTCTTCCTTTACTTCTGATGCGTTAGCAAGGGCTGCTAATGGATCAGGCTTGGCACAGTCGCACTCGCCCGGAGGGCAATCACAGTTCTCTCCACAGACTTCACAAACCTCTTCCTTTACAGGTTCTGGCTCAGGAGCTGCTTCTTCTTGTAGTTGTGCCCATATATCTGGATGATCTTTTTCTATAAATCCTACTAGTCGAGACCAGCTTCCAAATAAATTCATTAGATTACCAGACCGTACGCCCGTAGGTTTAGTAATCATATCAAACTCTTTTTTACTAAGAACCTTACCTTCTTCTAGCATTGCCATTGCTGCTGTTCTTATAGCAACATCTCTACGTCTTATGCTACCCATTATCTTCTCCTTCTTCTGGTCTGCCACCTTCATCCGGATTTGCAGCACTTCCCGCAATATTGGCAGGTACTCTAAGATCGTCGTATCCTTCTACAGGATCAAAGCCTAAGTGATCTCTAGCTTCGTTTGGAGATATAATTCCTCCGTTAACTAAAGCAGTATAATACTGTGACTGATCTCTCATCTCAGGCTGCAATGCAGGCACTTCTGTAACGTCTTCTTTTAGTTCAAATCCAAAGTATCTTTCTAAACCTAAATGAACTTTCTTTACAATTGGAAGTATAGTTTCTAGATAATACATTCTCATATTGGGTCGAATGTTAGCATTATTGCCTGAGTCTAATAAAATTGGTGGAATACCTAGTGCCTTCAATATAATTTTTTCGTTTTCATGTATAGCTGCTTGAAAGTCCAACTCTTTAAAATTAGTATTAGTATAGCTATCTATCTCTAAGCCTCCATCAAGAATTAGGGGCCTTCTACCTCCTGAGTCCGGTCTGTAACGAAGCGACCAAGACTGTATCATTCTTTCTTTAATTTTCTCACTGAGAGTATTAGGACTTTTGAGTACTAAACCTGGCACAGCTCCATTCTTAAAAAAGTTATCTTGAAACTGTCGCATATTCTGCATTAGAATCATTGTTCTAAGTGCGGGCTTTAGTCTTGATATTCCTCTATAAATGGAATAAAAAGAATTATCTTTAATATGAACTATTTCCGAAGGCTTGTAGTCAACTGTCTCATTGAAGGTGAATTTTTCAATATAAGTAGTCTTACTTGTATGAATATTCATTTTATTGGCGGGAAGATGATAGAGATGAACTCCATCGTAATAAATAAAAATATTACCGTCGAGTAAGAAATCAGTAATAAGATTTCTTTTAAATGTGCTAATATCTTGAAAAGGATTAGGCTCTTTATTTAAAAGAAGATTTACTCTTGATCTTTTTACGCCTTTTACAATGCTAGATAGTCCAGGTACTTGTGCTCCTACGGTTGTTTTAATCTCTGATGTATCATCTACAATAAGATTTACACCACGATTTACAATCTCTATGTCTTCGTATGCTTTCTCATATTTGAATGTAAACTCACGAGACGGTGTTGTGATATGGTCATAATACTGTTGTGCAGGATTTAACTTCTCCTCCACCTCTGGCGTTCTTCCTAATATGCGATCATACCATGCCATGTTTTTCTCTTTGAATCTCGACCCACCTTTCTTGCTTCTTTGCAGTTCCTAATGCTGGGTCTCTTCCATACACCTTATGTAGTTTTAGATGATGTGCATGGCATAATGTAACTGTGTGTTCATACAACTCAGCCCAATGCTCTTGTATAAAATCTTCTCGAAACGACAAAACATTTTCGGGAAGTAACTTATTCTTTTTTACATAATTATGAACTAACGGACTTAATGAATAAAAATGGTGAAAATCAAGTTCTGTTGGTTCTCCACAAATATAACACTCAGTGCCTTTTTCATATTTGTTTTTTGCTTTATCTCTTATGTATTTTACGAGGTCTCTTTTTAGATCCATTTTCGAATACCAGAATTATAGCGAACATAAGGTATCATGTCAAACATTATTTTTGACATGGTATCTCTAAAAGCCGCTGTTTGATGTTTGAAACGAATACAGTGCATACCGCAATGCATCTGCCATATGTGACGCACGATTGTGCTTTGGCTTCTCTTTTAAAAGGTTTGGGTTAGGATCCCACTGGTATTGATCTAACGCTTGCAAAGTTTCTCTACAATGCTGATCAACAAGTAAATTATCATTATCTATTATTCCTTCAACATGGGATATGCCATCCAGGATAGATTTCTTGGCATTTACAGTAGTAATATCATAGTTTTGTGCAAAATCAAATCGAGTCTGTTGAGCTGCGGAGTCAATGTAGATATAATCAATATCCCATTTATCTATAAGCTCTCGTATTTCCATTGCGTGCTGCTCTGTTGTCCTTTCTGCGTCCAAGTACTCATCAAGAAGATAGTATTTCCCTTCATCCCACGAGTAGCCAATTACGCAAAAAGCAGTAGGGTCTCTATATCCTACATCAAGTCCAGCAAATACATCCATATCAGAAATATTTATTTCTTCAAAGTTTCCGACGCATTGTTCAAAATCAAAGTTCCATACCTGTCCTTCAAATGTGTTAAAATCTGCTTCGTATTCTTGTCGAAACTCAGCCTCGGACATGGATTTTTTAGCTTCCTGAATATCCATTTCAGACATTCTAGGATTAGATTTATAACTCGCCTTAATAGAGACCCATTCTGAAAAATCATCTGTAAATCCCCTATCAAAAAACTCTGCAAACCAATTATTTCTTCCTCGCGGTGTAGAAATAAAGATTGCTTTTGAGTTATCCTTATCCAAAGTAGGACGAAGAGCTACATTAAAGGCATCTTTGCCATCAGCAAGAGCTGCTTCATCAAAGATAATTAGATCGTAAGATCTACCAACGCATGAGTCGACTTGATTTACTGATCCCATGCGTATGGTAGATCCGTTTGATATTTCAATCACTTTGTCTTTTGCGTTATCTCTAACTACTTCTAGATCAAAATGCTTTATCAAAGTTCTTTGCAAATCAAAAGAGATTTGCGAGAGAGCATAGTTCGGAGACATAATCAAAATATTCGACGAAGGTACAAGCGAAACTAGTTGCCCTATAATATTGGCTATATATGTTTTTCCTTGCCTTCGTGAAATTGCCGCGCAGACGAATCTATATTTTGGATTATTTATAGCATTTATAATTGCTACTTGAGAAGGCAAAGGTGTAATTCCGAGTAAGTCCATGTAAGGCTCTACTGGGAGTTTCAAAAATTTATCTTCTTGGCAGTAATCTGCTATATACTCTGCAAAGATATCTTTGCGGCTAATTTCTATTGACATTTAGTCTTGTCCCATAGATCTCGTTTTGCTGTATCGTCTACAGTACTCTAGCTCTGTTAAGTACTCTTCTGATTTAGGAGGCCGAATATTTTTCTTATATTCTTCTATATATACTACTGGTTTAGCTTTTTTTGACTTTTCCATAACTTTCCTATTAGAAGCTTAATTGCTACTGTTGTCGGTGCAAAGTATAACCAGGATGGTGTCCTGAAGACATATCCCCTGGTCTCCATTTCATCTTTAGTAGTTGTCGTACCAAAGATGTTATCAATGTAGACGTCCCCGAAGTTAAGAACGGCGTGTCCTCTATCGGGGGTATCTACATAACAAAATCTCATGTGTGCTTTATATGTAATTAAGTAATACCAAAACTTAAGCCAGCTCTTATCTACGTAATGGTATAAAACTGTAAGTGAAAAATCTTCACAGTCACCTCTGTACACGGGCCACTCTTTTGCAAGAGGATCAGGTCTCATTATGTACCAAGCTTCTCTTCTTCCATACTGTCGCTCGTCCAATACATATTCAAAGTTTTCTTTTAGATCTTCTGTTACGCTTTTTATTTTTTCGATTGCCATGCTGATGCTCCAAAAAATGCTGCAACCAAGCCAGCGATTGCTACAAAATATACGCTTGCTATATCGCCCAATATACCGGCTGCCGTATCCAATTTAATTAAAGAACAGATTACAATTAGAGATGGATATAGTAACATACCAAATAAAGCAAACCAAGCCATAGCTCTTTGTGCATCTGCTTTATCGTGTGCCAGCTTTAGTTGTTGAAGCTCTTTGCTTGTTTCTAGTTCTTCATCAGTAACGATACCGTCACCATCTGTGTCGTATTCTGCATACTCTGAATTTTTTTCTAAGCGCTTATTCATCGTAGTACTGTCCATAAAAATCCGCCACTAACAGTCAGTATTAGAACTACTATAGTAATTGCAAGAATCATTACTTCATTTTTAGTTTGTTGATTCTTTGCAGCAGTAGCAGCTTTTGCTTTTGTTGCTCTATTCTTTGCTGCTTGTATAGAAGTAATCTGTATCTTCTTCATTTCATTATACATATCTCCGTTTCCAGAATAAATGAATAAATCTTTTAGTTGCTTTTCATAGTCTGCGACTTGTTTCTTTGCCATAGAAATTTTCATGGCATCCGTAGTGCTAAGAACAAGTTTTCCTGTTCTTACTTTCTCTTCAACTTCTGCAAGACCGCTCGCAGCTTGTGTAACTTTTCCAAAAACTCGAGAGATACTATCTACATTACTCTTTGTTTCTTTGAGAGTACTAATAGCTCCATTGACAGCATTAAGTGCACCTATAACTGCGGTTACTTCAGCGAGCATTACCACTTCACCTTATCAGCCCACCAAGCAGCGGACATCTTACCTCGTGCAATATTCTTTGCATGACGAGCCTTAAAAGACTTACGCTTTGCTTTCATACGAGCACTCTCTCCTGCTTTTGGTTTTCCTGCTGTGCCTGAAAGCGTTCCTACTTTCTTTCCCTGTTGACCAAAACGAATTAATTTAGTTTTGTGTCCAACTTGTGCCAAAACCATATGAGACTTTGATTTATGCCCTGGTGTACGCTTTGGCTTATTGACTCCTCTTAATTTATGTTTTTTAAGAAGACTTTTTGTTCTTTTTCCGTGAGCCACGCTTCTTTCCTTTGTATCCACTTGCGTAGATAGCTCGAGCCTGTTTCATGGCATCTTTCTTTCTTTTATACGTCTTACCAGAAGACCCCCACTTATAGCCGCCTTTTACTTTTCTTACGGGCACGTCTTTTCCTCTTTTTTCTTCTGCGTCTAACCTCTTTTTTTAGACCGGGTGCGTTTACTACGCTTATTCCTGGCATTTCTTATACTCGCTTTGCCTTGTTTGAAAACAGAAGCAACCGTCTTCTTGCCCATAACCTTTGCTCTCTGTTCCCCTACAGTTAGAATTTGAATCTTCCTTGCGTATGATCTACGAACTCTTTTAACTTTAGCAACAGTTGATCTAGCATCCTTTACTGTTGCAAATTTAATTCGTACAGTATCTTTTGGGTTCTCGTCTGTATATAAACGACGACCAGATCCTTTTGGTTTCTTTCCAGTACCAACCTTAGGATCTCTCTTTTTACCTTTTTTTACCGCCACGCTTTTGTCTCCTCTTTTTTACGAAAGTACTTACATTACGTGGTTTACCACCAGGATTGCCTGCGGCTCGCTTTCGACGAACCGCAGACTTTATCTGAGCAGGAGTCATACGAGCTGCTTTTGCAGCAGGTACACATTTAGGATACTTTTTTGATCCTGACTTATTTCGACCGCACTTTTCAAAGCCGCCGCCCTTTTTTGGTCGTCCTAGATCAACCCAGTTCTCCTTAAACCATTTTGTTAAACCTCCACGAGGCTTTGACATAGTTATCTCCCTCAGCCTTTCCTCTTGCCGCCCTTCTTTTTCTTCTTATGAGCAGAATCTCTCATAAGCCTACCGTTAGGCATGTAATGAAACCCCTTGGGAGCTTTCTTACGACGAGTTGTCTTTCTTTTCTTCCGATGGTAAGCCATTACTTACCGCCTCTTTGCTTTTTCAGAATTGCTTTCTGTAAAGCGGGTGGAAGCTTCTTTTGCTTAGCTGTTAAGCCTTTTTTCTTCTTGCCATTCTTTTTGGGCTTTTTCTTTCCCATTGGTTTCTTTTTTCCAGAGTGTACAGGCATAGTTTTATCCCATGCGGTATTTACCGCC